TTGTCGTTATCTCGTGTCTTAAACTCAAACGATGTGTTATCAACTGTTACGGGTATAAGTGTAGGCATAACCTCAGTAATACCATCAACATAATTACTTACGGTCATTTGGTCACCATCTGCAAAACTTGTTAGGTTGTAGGTTGTGCCTTTACCTTTAGCTGTGAATACTAAAAGTATATTGTTTGCATCAACACCGCTTGTATTAACATCAAAATATGTTGCCCAGTTGCTTGCCGCTATTACAGGCTCAATCTCATTTGAATATAAATCGTCTGCAAAGTCATATTCGATACTTGTTGGTATTGTTAAAGTCAAACTTACAGGCCCGCTTTTCGTTGCTGACAATGTTTGTGCGTTTAGTATTTCCCATAAATCATTTTGCGACTTGGTTATTCTCAAACTAAAACTTGCAAATGTTCCAAGTATAAATTCACTATCATAACTAAACTGCACGTTATTACTCTCAACCAACTCACTAAGCCAATTCAACTGCTCTTGAGTTATCCAATCTGTATTTAGCGTGTGTTTGGTTTTGATTTCACTATCATACACCCTTATTGCAGGGTCATAAGCGTTGTAAGTCTGTAAGTACCTATCCTGCTTTTGGTAGGTCTTGCGGTTGATACTGTCATTTTTAGTTGACTTCAAGTTGAAGATAAATGAGTCATAAGCACCCCACTTATTTTGAAAATAAACGTTAAGCGTTGGGTACTTACTGCACGCATCAACTAAGTTGTAAGTATAAGTAGGTGACAAATCGTTTCCATTACTCACACGCTCTAATGCTATGGTGTATTTAGTTGCTGTTGGTGGTACTGCTAAACTATTGTAGCTTCCGTTTACAGTTATATCGGTTCGGTTAGTTGTGGTTAGTGCTACTGTTTGCGTGCTAAGTAACGCATTACCGTTATAATAGGTAACTAATGCACGAGTATTCGTACCACCATTACATAAAAATGTTAATTCATTTATGGTCGATTTCAATATATCTTTAGGTTGCGTGTAGCTACTCATTATATATTGACCGATTCCGCTCGATGCTGCTATTGTTCCTGTGTTGATTAAGTCAGTTGGCACAAAGTCGATGTACTCGTTTAGTCTTAACGCTCCGTTAAATGCCACATAGTTAATTATCGCACTACCTGCATAGTAAGTTGCTGCCCCACTTGGCGATGCTGCATACTCTTCTCCTGGTGTTAATCTAATTAAATGTGATATTTCAGCAAATAAAAAGTTTCTTTTAGTTTGGAAAAAATTACTATTCTTTAATAATTCTTTTATATTGAAATAGCCACGTTGTTGAAACGTATTCAAATCCGCAACAGCTGGGGTTTTTAAACGCCCGATATAAATGTTCCCAAATCCCTCAAGTGTTACTTCAACATCTAACCCAAACATAAACTTTGAATTATCCACTAAGTTACTACTCATCAATAACACTTGGTCATTGTAAAGCGGTGTATGAGTTTGCGGCTGCTCTAATATTGTTATTGCCATTATTTATTGTAATTTATTAACTGTGTTTTAACTACCTGACCAAGTGCCACCGTCATACCTTGACTTAACTCTGCAAGTGCCTTCGGTGTAACTGCCCCCTTGATAAAGTTTTTAGGTGCTATACCGCCACGCTTTACAAAATAGGCTATACGTTTTGCGTCCTCTGCTTTCGCTCCTGCAAATGCCGTCCAACCCTTTATACTATCAATCATCCCCTTCGATGCGCCAACATTCTTAAACTTAAAAGGTGAGCGCGGTGCTTTGTTTCTAAATGGATTTGGTTTACTGCCTCCACGTTTTGATAGTGTCGGTGATTTCTGCACTCCCTGATCAACAAACTCAAAATAAGTTTGGTCTGTGGTTATCGCTACCTTTACATTGGTTGCACTTGAACCTGGCAAGATTGAAGGGATAAGCGATTGCGCCAACTTGTTACTCCTACTCTTAGATGAGGATTGTAAGATACGCTGCATGTCCTTGCTAATCCCGTTCATCCACTCCAATGCCACAGCCTCGACAGTGTTTTCTACTGCCGCCTCTGCACTCGGTTCGTTTCCAAACTTCTTCGCAATGTTGTATAGGTCTGTGAACTTAGCCATGTTGTCTTTTCATTTGCTCAATGTCTTTTCTTTCTTGCTCTGCCTTATCTTTATAAAAACAAACCGTGTTTAAAAACTCAATTACGCTCAAATCAAAAAAGTAATCCCACTTTGAACGGTCATCATTTGCCATGCTGTTAATTAATGCAACCCATCCATACTTAGTGTAGAAGCTGCCAACAACTCCTGAATCTCCTTCGCCTCCTTCGCCAAATAAGTTAGGGTAGCTGCTGCCAATTCCTCTGAGTATTTGCAAAAAAAAAGCATGATTGGATATGCAGTCTCAATTTTCATGTGGTTATAAAACGCCTCGCTTATCTCTGCGTGCTTACTGCCATCGTATTTCTGCTGAAACAATCCATACTTCATTGGCACACACGTTGCAGCCATGATGTTGTGAATGTTGTAAATTATTTGTTCGGGGTCTTTTGTGAAGTGGGCTACATCTATGTATTGCGCAGCGGATAGTTCCTGCGTTTTCCAAATACACTTATACCACTTACTGTTAACTTTAAATACCATCTTCACCTTTTGCCCCTCGGGGATGGTGTCAAGATTTGTAATGTACTTAAGTTTGGCTTTTAACTCGGTTAGTGGTAGGCTTTCTATTTCATCTATGGTCTTACCGCTTATCTCGGCTAACAACCTCACGTTCTTATCTACCTTGTCAATCTGTAACTCCGATATCCTTTTGCAGTTAAGAAACTGTTTTATCGTCAAATCTGCGTATTTACTTATCATACTTATAAATAGCGCAAAAGTGAATTAATGCTTTAGCCTATCCCGATGGTGGCGTAACGGCCCGCTGCCTTTAAATTCTTATACGCCTCAAATGATATAGCAGTAGCCATAACAGCATCATCATGAAAACCGCTCGGTGCTGAATACCTAACTGATTTGTTTTTAGGGTTATACTCATACCCAAATATTTCAAGCTCTTTCTTTAGCCACTCACTCTTAGTAAATTGCACCTCTTTGTTTTGGGTTGCTACTACTAACTGCTCAATTATATCCTGCTTGCTTTTTGATGTGGTGACAAATGGTTGAATCCTTGACTTGTTTATGCAGCCATTACGGACTTGCTCAAAGATAGCATCCCCTATACTGTTAACCTCTATTAGCGTGTATGCTTGATACTGATTAATAACCTTTACTAACTTGGCTACTATGTTGGCCCAACTGTCCTGCCTCCATCTATCAATAAATACTTGCTGTCCTTTTTGATTGAATACCGAAATAACCGTGTAATCATCTGCACGGCCTAAATCTATACCAGCGTAATACCGAGATGTTGTTTCTGCATGCTCACTAAATATGGCCATGTCAAACAATGAGTAACCACCGTCTACAAACTCAGCTAAATACTCCTGCCTAAATACATGGTCAGGAAGCGTTATGCGCGCATCATCTATCTCAGTAGGGTTAATGATTGGGTTATCATACGATGTCATTCTAAATGACTTGTATTGCGTATTAACTCCGTCAAGTTGGAATAAGTTAAAGAAATGATTTTTGCCTTTAGGTGTAGATATTAACAATACTTTTTTGCCCTTCACTAAAACGGTGGCTCTTAATACCTCAGTCCATGCTGCCTCATCAATAAATGCAAACTCATCAATAACAAGATAGTCGAATGTTTCACCCCTTATGTTATCGTAACGTTCCGCGCTAAAGAATTTCATTATCGAACCGTTAGGGAATCTTAACTCTAAGTCGGATGCGTTAACCTTTAGCACATCATGCTCGGCAAATGCCAAACACATTTCAGCGTAAACCTTTTTCGCCTGCCTGTAAATAGGACTTACCCATCCAATCTTTGCATTGGGCATATTGAACCCCCAATATAACGCCTGATTTTGCGCTAACAAAGATTTGCCAAACTGCCGTCCAATATTTAGGACGTAATACTTATACCCCTCTGAATTAATCGAGTTGTGTATTTTCTGTTGGTTGAGATGTGGTCGGTATAATTGGACTTCCAAAGTTTGCTGTTATTATTTTTACTTCGCCTGTGTTCTCTACTTCTATTTTATCCCCATACTTTTTAGGTCGCAATTTACTTGCTAACCACTTTCGGGTATCTACTTGTAATTTAGATCGTGCAACGTTTGCTGAATTGCCTTGCTCACCTATTGTGGTGTTTAGCGTGTCTCCATTCTTTTCGTCAGACAGCTCAATCATTTCCTCAACTAATAAGTCTGCTTGTTCCTCACGCGCACGCGCGTATCGTTTCTTATTATCTTCGCTATCCTCCAACCAATTATAAAACGTTTCGCTACTTATGCCAACTTGCTTGCATATCTTCACTATCCCTAAATGGGAAGTT